CGTAACTGACCACGCCTTGCCGACTCACGCGCCGCTGCACCGTGACCTTGTTGCGGAGGTTCCCGGTCCGCGCGGGATACCGCGAGCGAATCTGAAACGCGGCGGCATTGGCTTCGCCCTGCACGATCTTCTCGGCTTCGCGCGGGGCGTCGACCGGCAGGCTCCGCAACCAGTCCCGAAACTCGTCGATCCCGGTCCACTGCGCGCTCATGCTCATAGGGTGCGCCCCTGCGCCACGCGCACGACGATCAGAATCAACACGAGGATGAGGAGGAGATGCACGAGCGACGTGCCCACCGGGAACACCACCCCGCCGAGCAGCCACACGATCAGCACGATCACGATCAGCAATTCCAGCAGGCTCATACGATCCTCAGATGACCACCTCATTGCACAGCAGCACGAGGCTGATATTCCGCTCCTCCGGATTGACGACGCTGTTGACGAACAAGGTCCGCCCGTTGAACACGATCTGCGTCGAGGTCTTGATGTCCGATCGATAGGCGCCTTCCACGATGTGCGTGGCCGTGGTCAACGTCGTCCCGGCCGTCGTTCGTTCGAGTTCCCGCTGCGAAGCCGGGCGAATCGCGCAATACCACGTCGGCGGATCGAACGCCGCCGGTGTCTGCGTATAGCCGCCCTGTCCGTCCGGCACCGTGGTCACGGGCCCCTGCAGATTCACGAGGTGTCGCCGCTGGCCGACCGGGAGGACGTTTTTCATGCCAGCGCCGGATCGCGGTCGCGCTCGAGCAACCGGCGGATTGCCTCCCAGAGCGGCGCGTCGATCGTCATGTCGTCATCCCCGCGGTGTTCCCAGAGGTGCGTCAGCATCAGGAGCACGGCGGACTGCATCCGCTTGGGGATGGTCGTGTCGGTGAAGGCGGGCGTGCCGATCACCCCGGCCGCCGCGGACTGCCCCGCCGTCACATTGACCGGCACGGTAAAGGTCGTCGGGCCAGTCACCGTGACCACCCGCGCGCCGTTGACGTCCGGGGTCGTCGTCGTGCCTGCGATGGTGTAACTGGCCCCGGAGACGAGACTGTGCGGGACCGAGGTCGTAATTACGGTCGGATTCGCCACGCTGATCGAGGCGATCGCCGTCAGGCGGTTCTTCAGATAGTTCAGGATCATGTCGCTCGCCTGATCGAGCTTCGCCTGCAGATCCGCCTGCCTGGGATCGACCGGTGAGGCATTGAGCACGATCGGCGATCGGAGGTGCAGGTTCGCCGCGTCAAGGGTGACGATCGCCATCTAGGCGGCCCTCCGCGCCGCGAGCTGCGAACGAATCGCCTCGACCACCTGATCGACCGCGATGCGCTGCATCGCCATCCGGCAATGCGCGCACGGGAGCCATCGCCCGCACGGTGAACCCTCTCCGGTATCGGCGATCACGGTCTGCTGCGGGTAGTAGCCCATGACCTCCGGATCCATGCAGCCGCCGAAGAGCGTGACCTGCGGGATGCCGAGCGCCGCGGCGGCATGACAGAGGCCGCTTTCCGATCGCACGTAGAGATCCGCGCTGGCGATCAGGCCGCAGGCGTCGCGGAAGCTCGCCGGTTCGGCGTGCGCGCCCATCGCCGGTGTCGAATCCCGGTGCGTGTGCTGCACGAAGGTCAGATCCGGACAGGCTTTGACCAGCGCATCCCAGCGGTCGATCGGCCAGCGGAAGTTCCCGTGCTTCGTGTACGGCTCGATGAGGACGTACGGGCCATACCGCGCGCGCGCCGCCCGTCCACGCTGCAGCTCCGTCTCGGTGAGGTACAGCTTCGCGACGTGATCGCGGCATTTGAACTGCTGATTGAATGTCCAGCCCAGCGCTTCGTTGAACGGGTAGACGATGTACGGCCGACAGCCCGGACCGCTGCGGAGTTCCTGGAAGGGTCCGCTCCACGGGTCATCGGGACGCACGAGGATCGGGTTGCCATCCCAGATCGGATGCCAGCGGCGGTTCCCCAGGCAGTCGAGGATCGACACACGCAGACCCCGCTCGTCATACAGACGCTGCGCCTGCCCCGCCGCGACTATTTCGTCACCGACTCCGATGGCACACCTTCCTTCGCACTCAGCATCGCGTTCCGTTCGGCCCGCCAGAGGTCTGCGTGATCGCACAACGCGTAATGGGCGAACCACGGCCCGCCGGTCGTGTAGTGCAGGATCTTCGCCTCGTTGTTCGACGGGTATTCCCCGACCAGCCAGTTCCACTCCAGCGGTAACGTCCCGATCTGCTCGTCCTGGATCCAGGTGAAGCGGTGCAGCTCGAGTCCGGTCGCCGTGTTGACGTAATCAGGCGTGAGCGCGGCGCATCGGGCGTTGTTGAACGCGATGCAGGAGGACCAGTTCTTCCGGGGATAGGCCGTCTGCGTCTGCCCGTGGAATTTCGTGGTCGTCGCGGGCGTGTAGTCGTGCTGGCAGACGAGCACCGCCTTGTCCGGCTGGTGCAACATCTCGAAGATCAGCTCCGCCAGATCGACCGTACAGAGCATGTCGCAGTCGAGAAAGAGCGACCACCCGTGATAATCCGACAGGTGCGGGACAAGGAAGCGCGAGATCGAGAAGTCCGTCGACTCCAGCGGTCCCCGCGCGCGCGTGAACCCGGTGCGCGCCAACGCGTCGCGATAGAGCGGCGTGATCGACACGGGCATCGTCGCGCGGGTCAGGATCGAATGACTCAGCACGTGATAGGCGACCGGCTCGGTGCGGTCGTAGCCGATGAAGACCCGGAAGGGCGCGTGCGAGACACTAGGCCGCACGACTCGCCTCCGGAAAGGCCATGACGAAATCCCAGCCCAGATTCCAGATCGGCTCAGCGCCCATCTCGACTAACAACGCCACAGCGTCCTGATCGCCCCGCCCATAGCGCTGTCCCCCTCCGAACTTTTGCTCAACAATGAGAGTGGGACGGCACCGCTCAAGCGTCTCGCGCGCCCCGGTCAGCACGGCGTATTCGTAGCCTTCGCAATCGATCTTGATGAAATCCACGTCCGGCAACTGGAAGCTATCGAGCGTCCGCATCTCGACGTCGGACCCGTCCAACCGCACCCAGGTATTGCCGGAGCTCGCCACCGTCTCCGTCTGCAATCCGACGCGACGCGCCTCGGCCCCCAGGGCGACGGGATAGCAGGCCACGCCGCCACGCGGCGGCACGTTCTCAACCCAACATGCCCGATGCTCGGCCTTGGGCTCGAAGGCGTGCAGCGTGGCAAAGTCCCGCGCCATCCAATAGGACCAGAGGCCGACGTGCGCGCCGATGTCGACCGCGACCTGGCGTCGCGCACACTGCGTCATGGCCATTGCATACTTGCGATACTGATAAGTCAGCCGACCAGCCACGCGGAGGTCCGTGCGCGCCATCCATTCCGGCAGATGGGTCTCGCCGTCCGGCAACCACCACGCATCGAACTTAACCATCTCGCCTCGTCTCCGTCTGCAGCGTCCGCCACGCCAGGCCCTTGTAAATTTCCGGCAGCGTCCACTGCTGCGCCGCGAGATTCCACAGAAACGGTTCACGGCCGTCCGGATAGAAGGGCGACTCGATCCGCGTCAGATCCTGCAGGCCCATGCGATAGGCCGCCGCAAACGGCGCCAGGACGAAGACCGGCACGCCCGCGATCAAGGCATCCAGCGCTGCGGCGCTGCTGTAGACGACACACGCCCACGCCCCTCGCAAATCCTCATCGATCGGTGTCCGGTTCCCACGCTTCCACCGCAGGCGCAGCGGCCGATCCGTGGCGCTGCGCAGCGTGGCGACCGCCTGCGCCAACCAGGCATCGTGATCAAGGCCGTGCAACGCAAAATGCACCGGCGAATTGGGGCAGATGAGGACGTGCGCCCCGGCGACGCGCCACGGTTGCGCCGGCCTGACAAATACGCGGAAACGTTCTGGGCCAGCGTCACCCGTGCCGTCGTGCTGGTAGGCGTTCTTCGTAATCCGGTAGAACTTCTTCCGCCTGAAATAAGCATGATCGCCGTAGTACCAATCGCGCCCCGTCGCTTGGGCCGCTCTGAGTAGCGGCCATTGTGACGGCGAGCCGAAGAGAGCGACGGGCGCCGGATCCAGCGGATTGCCCTGACATTGGAGATGTTCCGGCAACACGTCGGCGGTCGTCATCGCGCCGCCGCAGCCCTTCGCGAAGGCGTACGCAAACTTCGGGGAGGTGAGTTCATCCGGCGCGTAGTAGGAGACGGGGATCATCGCCGCCTCACCGAGCGCAATTCGGCTATGACCTGAGGCAGCGACAGACCAGCGAATTTCCGCTCCCACAATTCCCTGATCGCTGCGCACTCTGCATCGGTGAGCGGGCGCCCAACGCTCAACACGGCCCGATTGCCGACGTGATGAATCTCGGCGTCAAGCAGCAATCTTTCCGCATCAATAGGCCCTGCTATCGATCGATACAACTTCACGGCAACACCTCTTCCAACGGCTGCCGTGGAAATGCGCGGAGCAACGTGAACCGCGAGCAGTTGATCGCCTCCACGCCCGCCGCCGTGAGCGGTTCCACGAGGGACGCGAACGACTGCATGAAGACCGGATACGGCGATATCAGATGCGGGCGCGCCGTCGTGTACCACGTCTGCCGTCCATCGGGCGCCGGCCAGCAATCGAATCCCAGCAACACGATCCGGGTCGCGCCCAGATGGCCGGCC